GTTATGGCAGCTCTTAATTTATCCCGATATTATGAGGAAGAAGAATATTCTGATTGGCTTTATGATTTTCTTGATGAACTGCCTGATACACCAGAAAAAAGACTAGCAATGAAAATATTAGAGGAGCCTTATGATGATAGTGATACCTCAGATGACATGTTTGCAACAATGTATTTGAATCAGGATGAGAAAACGGAAACTGAAAAATTAAGAGAAATTTTTTCTGCTGAACGAAAAACAGGATATAAGCCAAGCTCTTCACAATCATGGCAAGGATAAAAGGATGAAATCCCTTCATTTGAATTAGGATATATAATAAAAGATACACATTTATTTAGAAGGGAATTTTTAAGAAAATCTAGACGAATAAATAATAAAAATAATTCAATAAAATATGGCTAAGCTTGCTTTAGATTTATCGCAATTTAAATCCGCGGGGGTCTACACGATAGAGGTTGATCAATCAGAAAGAATTATAGTAACCACTCAGTCATTGAGACTACTTCCTGGATTTTCCAAAGTGGGTCCTTTCAATGCTCCGGTGTTTATTCGTTCTACTCGTGATCGTCAAAAATTTTATGGAGATGTAGATAGAAAACTCGAGAGAAAGGGTTCTTTCTTCCACAGATCTATTGATACAGCTCTTTTACAATCCCCAGTATTTGCTATTAACTTACTAAATGTTAATGAAGATCCAAATACAGGCACCAATCTAGATCAATCTGATAGTATTTCTTTGTCGGTAGATTCTAGTTCTGCAAATATGGGCATTTTCTCAGACCTATACATTAATTATTTCAATAGAGAAAGATTCTGGAAAGCAGATTCTGAATATCTTTTAGGAGTAGCTTCAAATAATGAAGGAGCTTCTAATGCTGAGAGTACTTCTCTAATACAAGTAGCCAATGTTGGAACAAAAACCGTATCGTTTATATTTAGAAAAGCTGTAGGCCTTCAGGGATATAGTGTATTCGCAAGAGACTGGTATGGATCAGATACAAATATTCCTTTTGAATGGATTCGTCCGTATGATATGATGAGTCAATATTTCATTCAAATGATAGCTATAGAAGGAGATTGGACTAATTATGCTAATTTATCTACGGATCCTTATTTTTCAGAATATTTCTCATCAGAAGGAATTATTCCATCTACGCTGAATCAATTTTTGGATCTTCCAACAGTTAATTTAGTTGGATCTTGGATTGGATCATTTATTCCCGATTTTAGAGATCAAACTGGATCAAATCAATTTCTAGAAGCTATTGTAAATGCTTCTACTCAGATTACTGGAGTATTAATTAACGTTAATAGAGATGCTTTAGACCAGCTTATTTGGGACGAAGATCAAGGACAATGGGAAATGGGAGATGGTTCATCTACATCTGCAGCAAATTATGTTATAGATCTAGTAGGACATAATCTTATTGATCTATATGATCCTTCAATCGGCGAAGGACTTCCTTCTTTAGAAAATGTAGAAAAATCTTTCTTGGGATATGATATAAGTATCAATGATGCTGTATTGCACTCTGTAGTAGATGTTTCAGTAGGATCTGTTTCAGCTTCAGGAAAAGAATTTTGGCTAGCAGATACAGCTGATGGAGCAAAAATTACAATAGGATCATTGGTTAAAAAAGATGATGCTGGCGGACTTAAGCCTCCAGGAGTAACTCAAGTAATTTCTAAAATATTTGAGGGTGGATTATATAAATTAGGAACAGCGGAAGCTATTTGGGATTACCAGAATTTAGCTTTAAATTCAGCTATTGTTCAAAAACCTATTGACGATGCTTCTGTCGCTACTCATTATAAGATGCAAAAACTTGTTGGATTGCCATTAACTTCTAACCATTTACCTGGATATACCACAACTGGTGCACCAGGTCTTGAAGAAGGCGTTATTAAAGTTTATTCAATGCTCGAAGATGAAGGAATCCTAAGAGGACTTATGAATCCAGATATGATTAACTACAGATATGTGGTTGATACAATGGCGTATGGTCTTAGACCTAATTGCGGAGGTAAAGTTTACCTATCAAGATTAGCTAAAAAGAGAGGTAAGACAACTGCTCTTATTTCAGCGCCTTCTATTAAGCAATTTGCAACAGCAACAGATCCTTACTTCTGCGAAACTTTTGTTTATGGAGTAGATCCTAAACCAATTTTTTCAACAGAATATATTGCAGAAGGTGGTAACCCTGATATGCCTAGAAGCTTCAGGTTTACTTTACCAGATGAAGATAATGGAGCAAGATACACTGGTGTCTTCGGCCCATTCTTAAGATATACACTTGGTGATACAACTATTGACGTACCGCCAGCAGCAGACGTATCGAACTCATACGTAAGAAAGTTCCTCGGCGGCGATCCTTATGCGATTGTAGCTAACCAAAACGGTGTAATTTCTAACCCAGCATTAGCAGGTGTAGAATATATGATCGATCAGTATGACAGAAATTATCTAGAACCATTTGGATATAACTCTATTATTGAAAGAACCGCTACTGGACAAATTCTTATCTATGCAAACGTTACAACATTCCAATCTGTAAATAGTGATTATAACTACTTACATGTAAGGGAATTACTTAACACAATTGAATTACAGGTGGATGAAGTTCTTCAGAACTATGTCTTTGACTATAACAACCCAGTAACCAGACTTAATGTAGTTAACTCTATCTCCCCAATCCTTGAGTCAATTAAGGATGCAGGAGCACTCTACAACTATGAAATTATCATGGACGAAAGCAATAATACTGCAGAAATCGTTGATGAAGGATTTGCAATCGTAGATATTGGAGTTTGGATTACTAAAGGTATGGAGAAGATTATCAACCGTATTACTGTAAATAAATCTGGCGGATCTAGTTCTGGAGGATTTACTGCAGTATAATTAAGATAAATAAATAAAATAAATTAACTCAATATGGCTGAAAATTTTAAAAGTCAGGGTTCATTCGGCTTACCACATTGGAAGAGTTCGAGAGCTGCTCAGGAATTATATGAGCCTCTTTATCTGAACTTATTTACAGTTCAAATATCTCTACCTGTGGGTGTTGGTTCAACAGAAGAAAATACAAATCTATTGCTTGAAAATGTGCAGACAATTGGAGGGCTAGAATCTAATTCTTTCCCAACAACACCAGTAGGTCAATTCTATAAGTGGGCTGAAAGAAGGTTCGCAGGAGCTAAGCCTGATAAGACGACAATGGATATTACTCTCAATTTTGAGGTTAATTTAAATAGAACTCCAAGTGCTTATGTTCTTAAAACTTTAAGAAAGTGGAATGATCTTGTATATGACCCGCTAACTGGTCGAACCGGTTTAAAAGCTGATTATGTTGCTCCTTGGGCTTTGGTAACTCTATACGATAGAGCGGCTAATCCTTTCTGGCAATGGAAACTTTATAACGTGTTCCCTATTACAGCACTACCACCTCCAGAACTTAATTATCAGTCAGAAGAAATCTATAGAATCGAAGGCTATGGACTAGCTTGCGACTCATGGGACGAAACAATTGTATAAACTTTATATTTAACCCCAACTATCTCCAAAGGGCTCATATTTTAATATATGGGCTCTTTTTTTGTTGAAACTTTTGTGGTTTTTTAAGGTATAATGATATATAGAAAGAACTAAATAACAATTAAATATGGCACACCATTATGATGGTCCTGATAACGAGGATAAATTAAGAGATTTTGTAAAAGAAACAGAAGTAGAAGAAACTCCTGAACCAGCAAAGGTCTCAACCGTAAAAAAATCTGATTCAGTAGGAGTTCCGTTAACCCCAACAAAAACTGAAAATCTACCATGGCAAAAAAGTGAAGAACATATTTCACTTGGTAACCGAATTGGATGGAGCCAAATTAAACTGGAGGAATTACCTACTCAAGGATTATTTTATCCGGATGGAGCTGAGATAGCAATAAAAGCGGCGGAATCAATAGAAATTAGACACTGGTCAACTATAGATGAGAATGATCTCTCAGCGTTAGATGACATGCTAAATTATGTTATTGAAAGATGCGCTGCAATTAAATTCCCAGAAGGCGGTATGTCTTCTTGGAAAGATCTAAAAGAAGTTGATAGATTTTATATTTTATTAGCTATTAGAGAAAAAACCTTTCAGAAAGGGGAAAATATGCTTCAAGTTAAAATTTCTGAAACAAAAAAAGTTGACGTCAAAAAAGAAATGGTAGATTACATTACTTTCGATGAAAGATTAATGAAATATTATAATTCAGAAAAAAGATGTATATCCCTTCCTTTTAAGAAAACAGGTAAAGTTGTAGATATTAATCTTCCATCTGTAGGAGTTACCAATTGGCTTAAAACCTATGTCATCAGGAAATCCAAAATGCAGGAGCCGTTTGATGTAGATTTTTTAAATTTTGCCCCATTTGTTATTCAAGAATGGAGAGGATTAAATGATGCTTCATACGAAAAATATGTTTGGGAATCGACAACTTGGTCGAATGCTGAAATTTCAATGCTCACAGAAATTAGGCAAATCTTTGCAGATACAATCAACCCAGTTATTAAATATCAAGATGAGCAGGGAGGGGAGCGGACTATTCCGCTAAACTTTCAAGGCGGGATTAAATCTGTTTTCCTTATTTCAGATCCGTTTTCAGAACTTACGTAAGATTTATTTTATTCTTTCGGATCGAATAGGGATTCAGCCTTCTGAAATAGATAGGTTAGAATTCTATATGGTGGAATATCTATTACAAGATCTAGAAGAAAAGGTAACAGAGGAAAATAAACAGCATAAGAGTCAGGAAAAAGAATATCAAAAGCAAGCCAGTGGAATGAAAAGTCCACAAATGCCAAAAGTTGGGTCTACAAACTTCGGAGGTTTTAAAACTCCGAAAATACCAACTCCGAAAATACCAAGAATTTAAAGTGGCTTCGGCCACTTTTTTTTATGGACATGGATATATAAATAAAATCTCTTTCAAATAGATGGAAAGATCCACAGATTATTTACGACAGATACTTCATGTAGTTGGC